TGGTGCAATTAGGGTTCTATTTGACGTTAAAACCTTTATATTTAATGACTTAAGAAAATCAACAAGTTCCATTTCTTCTTTTGAAACTTTTCCAACACATTTAGGACAACCTTTACCTGCTAAATGTGCATCTGGAGTTTGATTAAATTCTCCATGAATAGGACAAGATATTATTACCTTGAGTTTATTTTTTATATAAACTGTCTTTGAATAATCATAAAAATTAGTATGTATAATATTAGCTCGTTGGATAAAACTTCCAGTAGTTTTTGTTTTTTTCTTCGCTGTGGATATTTGTCCACATTTTTTGTTTAAATTTTCCATGTACTTTACAAATAATTGAAATTTTATCTTTTGTGTATTTAAACTCTTCTTTAGCTAATGAATAATTGTATCTATTTTTATGTATTTTTAGGGACTCCACAACAAAATCCTCAAAAGACAAGCCAAATCCTGCACAAACTGGACAACCATTTCCATTTAAATGAGATCTGGGAACTTGCAAAAATTTCCCATGGTAGGGACAAATTATAGTTATTTTTTTATTATCTAATTTATAATTTACTTTTGAATAATCATAGAAAAACCCATGAATGTTTTCTGCTTTTTCAATAAACTTTTCAGTTGTGTGTTTGCATCTATTTGAAGTTTTTAAACTTTTACATTTAGGACAGCCTTTTCCAGAGATATGATTGGATGTTAATTGCCAAAACTCGCCGTGAATTGGACAATTTATAGCTATTTTTGATCCCATGCCAGCATAAACGGAATTTGAATAAGAATAAAAATTAGAATGGATTTTATTAGCTTTGTCTTTGAACTCTTGAAGGGTTAGTTTTTTGCCCATTTAAATCTCCATTTAAATCTCAATAAAAAAGAGGGAAGATGATTGAGTGATCATTTTTCAGGAGCGACCCTATCCCTCTTATAAAATTCAATTATAGCATATGTAAGAAAAAATCGCTAATTATTTCTTAGATGCCCTAATTTTTCGATAAGCTTCCATATCTCCAGAATCAGCAGCAGCCTGTAGTTTTGCCAGATAATCACCTTCTGCTCCAGCATTTCTACCATGTGCTCCTGCTCCTTCAGAATTAGGCCAATAATGGGGAGAAGTTTCTTTAAGTCCTTCAATCCAATTTTTAGTGGTCAGAACTTTTTTATCTTCAGTGACAGCGAGTTTTCCCTCTGCATCACGTGCCTCAATCTGCTTATTATCATCCAAAGAAAAAATACCTCTCCCTCTAAGAACAGCATCCTCAATAGCAGTAGGAAGCATCCCTGCTTTAATTGCTTCTTCTCGGATTCCATCATCAATAACTTTGGATTCAAACAATTTCTGGTATAAAGATCCATGTTCCTTTGCTGTAGTTAAATTTGTATTGAGTTCATTAAGCTGTGTTTCAAAATCAGAAGTTAATTGTGAAGTTTTTTTCTCAATCAGTTCTTCAACTGTTCCATCTTTCAAAAATTCAGCATCTTTATTTTTGTCATAAAATTCCATTGCTGTTTTTGCTACTTTTACATCAATCCCTTCAAAACTCTTCAATGATTCTTGGAGTGTCTTTTTTTCGTCAAGAATCTCCGCATTTTTTGTTTTGAGTCCTTTTACAGCATCATCCACTTGAGTTTTTGCTGCATTAGTCAAATTGACAGTCAAATCATCAACTACCAATTTGTGTGCGTTTTCTACTTTTTCTCTTAAATCTGCATCCTCAATAAATTTAAAATCTGGCATAACATCCTCCTCAGGAGTTGGAAGTCCTCAAGACTCCGGTTAATTTACTTCTTTCTACCTTACAATAAGATTTATTTTTATTCCACAAGATCATCTGTGGAAGGTTCCCCTTTATTGTTGTCATTTACTTTTTTTGTACCGATTAAATTTCCATCTTCATCTTCTAATGATAAATCGTCTTCTCCTTTATTTATATTTATTGGATTTTCTTTTAACATTATTAAATAATCCTCATAACCAACAGTTTGATCCAGAAGTCCAGCATAAACAAGATATCTGTGAATAACTTCCAATGGAATAACACCAGTTGAGTATCCCTCAACAACTTGTTTCAGAATTGCTGCATCAGGTATTCCCTGTGTAAGTGAGGAAGGAGCGTCAATAACAATCTCATCTTTGTTATATCCACCCCAATCACACATTGCTCCAAGTCCTTTCTTTATTGCGTTCATTGCTGCAAGAAAAATAGAATATATTGAAGCACTCTGTGTTGATTGACGTATTCTTAATGCTTCAGCAGCTTCAACACCCTTACGGGCATCTAAGATAGCTACACCGTGTCGTATGGCCTCTTCGTATAAGTCTTTGATGTGATCTTTTACATGAGATAAAGCTGCTGTATCAGTTTGTGTATAAAAAATCCTTGCTTGCTCATTTGGAAGAACAATCATTACAGAAGATCCGACTACATTTGGCATATTTTCATCATTAGTTGCTCCAACAATACACAGAGTTGGATTACAAGAAAGATATTCCGAATTTGCTAAGTCAGCTTCTTTTCTATAAATTTGAACAGAACAGTTTGCAACAGAAATTAAAGGAATAGGTTGGACATCAAAAGAATTATTAATGGAACCTGCCAAGAACAAAGGAATTTTATCTAAAGATTTTCCTCGTAAAACTGGAATAACATCAGTATCTAAAATTTTTAAACCATCAGCTTCATACAAAGCGGTGATATATTTTCCATTTTCATCAAGAGACAAAACCCTGTAAGCATCTTTTGTTTCATGAGAAAATATATCATCAGAATCAGGAAGTGATTCTCGTAGCACTCCTAAAAATAAATTTTTCTCTTCTGCAACAATTGAAGTTTTCCAATTAATCAATTCTTCTGCTTTATAATCAACAAAACGAAATTCATTTTTAGAGGCAACTACATCAACCAATAGAGGACATCTACCTGTTTGAAAAACTTCAATAACCATATCCATAAATAATTGATTTAATGATCTTCCATCTTTTGTTGCAGTTGTTAATATATATTCTAATTTTTTTGGCACATTAAAATCAGGTAATTTTGTTATTACAATACCTAAAGCACCAGACAAAGCATATGCAGTCACAAGAGGGAAATGCGCTCTTTCTATATAACTGTTATAAGCATCTGCATAATCACCTGTCATTCCTGAGGGACGTGGAAGATATGTTTCTTTTTTATTTTTTATTACTTCTTCTCCATCCAAACAATCCCTAACCCTTGCCCACTCATTTTTCTTTTTAGTATAATCATCATGAACGGTGGAAACTGCTCCAATTGAAAATGATTTATCTTTTGTAAGTTCTGGCATAATGTTCTCCTTTTAATTTCTAACTTTCCTTCGTTTCATTGATACTAATTTTCTGGCAATTAAATATCTTAGGGAATCTCCTAAATGATCCTCTCCATCTGTTTGAACATCTTCTGGTTTCTTAGGATCTCTCTGCAATAAAGGTAATGTTCTAATGTGATGCATTGCTTGTTCAAAAAAATAAAGATGAGGAGTTTCTAATTCTTGTCTTTTCGCTGCACCTAACATTTGTCTAATTAATGACCATCCAGAAATTCTTGACCCTGATCCTTTATATGCTCTTGTCCAATAACAACCATATGTTGATAAGTTAGACCCAATTGAAGTTCCATCCCTAACATCCCAAATGGAAGTATCTGCTGGACCTGGAATACATTTGATACCATACTCAATTAACATGGAATTGTCAACTTCCAATACTCTTTCGGCAATTTGCTGTGAAGTTGCAAAATCTCCTTCATTTACATTTCCGTTCCACCCATAAATTTCATTTGCTATTATAACTGAGCCTTTTGGTATATAATGTAAATCAATTCCCCCTAACATATTCGGATCAGGTTGTTCCCCATTTGTTATAAAGGCGTATGTTACTGCCCAAGGTTTTGAAGAACCCCAATCAAAACTTCTTACCAATTTCCAAGATCTTGGAACTTTAAATTGTGGAATAATATGAATAGTGTGATCCCAAACATCAGTAAAAAATCCACCTATTACTAAATCCCAAGATCCATCAATCCATGCTTTCCGCAACATATCATTGTCTTTTGTTAATTCAATGATTTTTGCCATATATGTTGGATCAGCTTGCATCAATGCTTTATTTTCAGAAGCATAACTCTTTACATGGGTTCTTGTAATAACAACTTTTTGTTTTATTGGTATTCCCTTTTCATCAGGGTACTCAATTTCCATTTCTTCTTTTAAAACCTGTCCTGGTTTCATTTTATCAATAAATCGTTGTTTTACCCACCCATGTCCTGGCCCACTTGGGTTACAAGTTGATCTGTATTTTCTTGGAATATTTGGATTACTTGATCTATTACAAGACATTAATTTTAAATAAATAGTATCCATTGCATGATTTGTTAACTCTTCCCAACCAATCCATGGATATTCATGGCCATGATATTGCTCATAATCAGCTTCTACTCTTGCATAATTAAGCCAAAGTGTTTCTCCATCTTCAAAAGTCCATATTTTTCTACTTGCATTGTATTTTGCTGTTGGAAATATTCTTGGAATCCACTTTCTTGTTTTGGTAATTACATCCCCGAGTTCAGTTGTTGCTTCCCTGAGAAGTAATCCTTTATAATCAATTCCATGCCCTTTCCCAACTTCTTGCAAGAAATCCATTATTAAAACATCAGTATTGTGTGTAACAATAAAATCCTTAGTAACAAATGTATGATCTGGACTATCAACGGAAATACAGGTCATATGTGTTTTTTTCTTTACTTTAGTAATAGAAACAATAGGTATGTATTTTTGTGCGTTGGTTGTTTTCTTTTTCTGTTTTTTTATTTTATGTTCCATTTTGGATAATGAAACTGTTGTATTTATATATAACCGATAACAAACTCCTTGAGTTACTATGCTATCCCTAATCTTATGTACTCTTCCTACTCGTTTATCAATACCAATAGTACATCTTATCCCTAAACTCCTACAAAGCCAAGCTACATCATTAATTAATTTTTTACTTGTACTTTGATATTCTGGATGGCCTGTTTTACTTATATGTCCATCAGTATCAATTAATCCTTGTAATAAATCTAATCTTTGTTTTATGGAAGCATACTTATAAATTTCTGGAATAAATTTCTGTTTACAAGTTACATTTAATTTTAAAAAAACTATAGCATCATTTAATCTATTCCGTGTTGATTGAAAAGTCCTTTTTGGAATTCCTGGAAACCTTTTTCCTTTTTTATTTTTATCCACCAAATAATAATTTCTATCAAATGGTCCCCTTATTTCAAAATCTGGATATATTTTTTTAAACTTATTTAATATGTATTTTTGTGAAGTAGATATTCGTGGAGTTAGTTGTGTTAGTGTTCCCTCACTAATTAAACATCCCAAAATATAAGGATCAATAGGAAGAACTTTTTTACTAAAATTGATAGGCTCACAATTAGGGATTCTAAATTTATAATTATGGTATTTTTCATTTCCTATAAAAAGACCAGTTTGCAACATTTCTTTAGTAGTAAATACACGCTCGTTATAATTATTATAAAAAACAACCCATTTATGATTTAAATCACAATAAATTTCTCGGTTATCTTTTAATTTTATTTTATACTGGTACTTTAATCCTTGAGGGAAAATACCAGTAACATTATACAACTTCCCATCTCTACTAAAAACTCTATCCGTCAATTTTAAATCCCATAATTTTATTTTTCCTTTTTCTGAAATAACGTAACTACTTGATTTTATTGACTTTCCCCCTCCGCGGTTCCCATGGAGCAAACATTCCCAAACAGGACATGACATAAATCTTTCTTGTGATCCAGGAAAAGGTTTCCATATTTCAATAGGTGCTGCCATTTATTTTTTATCCTCTGTTTTCACACCACAATAATTTGGAACTCTATCAACATTAAAAACAAAAAATCGTTTTTTATTCGCTTTATTACTTTTTTTCCTATCTTTTCTTTTGTTCTTTTCTATAACATACTTAGGTTTTATTCTTAATCTTTGGAAAAGTAAAGGGGATCCTATTTTCTTATACCAACTCCATCTTTTTTTATATCTCAAAAATTCCCTTAATTCTTCCCCATTAATAGATTTAAATATTTTTTGCATGCGCTTTGACTTTTTTTTACTCCAGAGTAGTTTATCTTCTTCACTCAGTTTTTCTAACATTTTTAATCGTGCTTTTCTTCTTTTTTCACTGGAAATTGCTTTTTCTTCTGGAGTCATTGTTGCTTTTCTATAATCCATATAAGAACAATTACTCCGTAAATTCAATAATCTCCTCTGTCTGTGTTTGGTTTTTTTATAATTCCCCACCTTCCCCTCCTTCCCCTCCTTCCCACTCCTCTACAGTTTTGGGACTTGGAGCAACTAAAACTCCATGAACATTCATATTTACATTTTTTGATTCAACTTTTTCTGAATATCCTAATTTATTTCCAGTAATAAATTTATACAAAGAAGCATTAAATCCTCTTGTTGTTATTCCTTTCTCCCCTTTAGCTAACCAATAAGCCTCATACAAAGTATACCCAATCTCCATTGCCATTGCAAATTCTTCAAATAGACTTCCCCAATTTTTCAAAGTCCCAATAGATATTTCCATTTCTGCTGCTACTTCTACATCAGATTTTCCTTCTTTGCTTAATTGGATAAATTGCATCGAATGAACACCTGGTTTATATTTCGGACTAAAAGTTTGTAAATAAAGTTCCGTATCAACAATGGACAAAGTATTCTTAATATCTTTCTCTCCACCATGTTTTTTACAAAGTTGTCCACTTCCAATTGCCCAACTTCTGCACCTTAATCCATTCTCATAAATAAAACAGCATTTTTCTTTTTTATAGACTTTTACTTTTTTAATCCGTTTTAGTCTTCTTTTCTTCCCTATTGGCTTTTTATCTCTATACTTTTCCCTTAAAGAACTCATCCCTATATCCTTATGCAATTTTATGTAGTTTTAAGTATTTTTATCAAGTTTTATCTAAGGTTTTCACTAAATTTAAATAAGTTCCATGCAAATCTTGATCATAAAGCATATCATGAATCATTTTTTCTACAATAAAAGAAGATAATCCTTTTCCATCTTCTTTTTCCCATTCCCCTAACGATTCAAAAATAAAATCTTTTACTAATCGTATAATAGTGTTTTCCTTGTATTCTTTCCTTTTTACAAATCCAGCTAATTCATTTAAGTCAACATCTTGAGTTGTAACAGAAAATAATACCCATAACACAACAATACTCTTGCTTATAGACAAAGAAGTAACCTTGTCCTTTATTCTTACTGATAATTTTACATATCTTTCAGTTTCCGTTTTTTTCATTTTCTTATTTTCCTTTTTTAATTCCTCCTTTAAAATAGCACAAAGAAAGGACAAGTCAATCATTATTTTACAATAATACTACAAAATAAAAATAAATTTTTATAATTAGCATTTCCATTTCCCTTTTATTCAATTTTTATTCCCTTTTTAAAACCCTAAAAACTTTTATTTTGCCAAAAAAAGATCAAAAAAGGGTCAAAAAAATGATCAAAAAAGATCCCTTTTTGTCTTTTTTTAAAATTAAGAAAAATATTTTTCTGCAATAAGGCAAAAAAATTTTTATCTAATAAAATCAAGCACTTAATTTTTTTAAATTTTGGAGAAAAACACAGAATTTTCAAAAATATTCAAGAATTTTCAGAAATTTCACTTTTTTCTCCCTGTATTACTATTTTACTATCCCTTTTTATCTAATTTTTTCAAGAAAACTTAAGGTTTTTTAGAAATTTATAGAAATTTCACAAAGATTTCCAAAGATTTCCATAAAATTTATAGAATTTTTTGAAAAAAACAAGAACTACAAGAAACTACAGGAGTTATTCTTATCTTATTCTTAACTATCTTATACAAATCCCTTTCTATTCTTTTAAAAAATAAAGATCTTCTTAATCTCTTTAATCTCTTTAATCTCTTCTTGCTTATAAACTGTTCTGAATAGTTCTAAGTTCTAAATAATTCTTTATCTTTAAAATTAATCTTTATTCTTGCTTATATTGCCTTATACCAATTATTACTATTCTTGTTTATTCTTGCTTATTCTTGCTTATTCTTGTTTATATTTATACTACCTTATCCATCAATTATCTTTACTATTCTTGTTTATATTGCCTATATTTATACTACATCAATTATCTTTACTATTCTTGTTTATTCTTGTTTATATTTATACTACATCAATTATCTTTAAAATTAATATGGCAGAAAGGGACACCCCCCTAATCTGGATAAATCCCCTTCAGTAAATAAATCCCATTCAGTAAATAAATCCAAATTACTTTCTGAAGCCCATTCAGTAAATAAATCCGCTTCATTCGCTGAATTTCATTCATAAAATAAATCCAAATTATTTATTGAATTTCATTCATTTTATTATTCCGCTTCATTCGCTGAATCCGCTTCATTCGCTGAATTTCATTCATTTTATTAATCCGCTTCATAATATAATTTCCATTTATACAATAATTCTTGTTCATTCACTGAATCCGCTTTATACAATAATTGTCATATATGCAATAATTGTCATTCAATAATTGTCATTCATTAATTAATTTCCATTCATTGCACATTATGGCACACCAATTGCATAAAATGAACGTAGTTCATTATATAATCGTAATTCATTTTTTGCCTGTTTTTGACTAATTACAAAATAAATCAAATCGCTTTTAAGGCCCTTAATCGTCGATTTTAGAGCTATATTGCAAGGGTGCTTATGGTAGTATTCAAAAAAGTTAAAAAGCGAAATTCGGTTTTTTGTCAATAAAATCAAGCACTTACAAGACCATTTTTTGATCATGCCAAAATAGGCTAAAATGTGCTACATTGTGGCATATTGTGCATATGGCATACTTATTGCATGTCCGGTTATTTCTAGTTTTTTGATTTTATGCCGGTTTTACTGATTTTATTGAATTTCATTCATTCGCTGAATCCGCTTCATTATTTTGCCCGGTTCATTATTCCGCCCGAGCAAAATGTTAGTCCACCTAACATGGTCTAATACTTTGTTCTTATCCTTTTATATACCTGTCTGTCTGCCCATGCCCATGCTTGCCCGTATACATGCACACGTATATAAGAGCTTGCAATTATCGCTTTTAAGGCTCTTTTTAGTCGATTTTGAGCGTTTTTGGTCAATATTGGTATACCTGTACCAGTTTGCTGTAAACAGCTAATTAGGCTATTGTATGAGCTTTGTACCATAGTATGCTTAAATATGAGTAAATATGCTTAAATATCACCATTTTTGATCATATTTAAGCATAACCTGCCATACTATACCATAATATGGCTTATTATGTCATAATATCAGATACTTACCAAAATATGTCATAATATGCCAAAATATGTCAATATCGTAACAATTTTTGTTATGTGTTTTATTCAATGATATCAAATAGTTAGATAAAAACATAAATTGTCATAACAATTTTTGTTAAAAGTGATCAATTTTAGCTGTTATGCCAAAATAGGCAAAATATAAATATATGCAATAAAATCAAGTAGTTATAAGATAATTTATTATTTTTACATACTTTGGCATACTAATAGCATTATAAATAATTAAGTTCAACGGCAGGTCCATAACGGGCAACAAACATAAGGCAGCAAGCCGATACAGGGAAGCCTGTATTAGTTCTTTGACAACTGGTTTTTGAGATAATACAAACAAAGTAAAGTTTTTTGCCAAGGCATTTAAAGGACAAAGTAAATTGTTTTTATAACGCTGTAAAGACTTGATAACAGGCGAACACAAGCTTTATCAAGATGGTGAACAAGCAATTGAAAACGCAAGTAAAAAGCCCAACTAATAGCAAGGTCCGGTTTTTGAAAAAGCTTTTTAATAGGTAGTAAAAAATGGAAAAATTCTTTGTTTAAATAAAATGGAAAAATCTTAAAGACTATTAAAACTTTTTTAGCCACTACTGGGTAAAATTTCTTTAATCAAAGTTAAAATAAGGGTTTTTAAAAAGGGTTTTTAAAAA